GTAATCGATGATAGCACAAAGAATCTAAGTTTTGATAAACATAAAGATCAATTAAGGATCGATATGGATTGGAATAAAGAAGTTGATAGAGATGATTATTTAATTATAGAATGTAATAGAGTAATTGATCCTGAAACATATACAGAAGTTTATAATGATTACTTCTTAAAAAGATATGCAACTGCACTTATTAAAAGACAATGGGGAACAAACTTATTAAAGTTCGAAGGCATGGTAATGCCAGGCGGAGTAACATTTAATGGTAGACAACTCTTTGATGATGCTAACGAAGAAATTTTAAAATTAGAGGAAGAGTGTAGATTAAATTGGGAACAGCCAGTCGATTTCTATACAGGATAAACCATGCCAAGATCAGTTTTCTTTTCTCAGGCAGTTAGATCAGAACAAAATCTTTACGAAGATCTGGTTATAGAAAGCCTAAAAATATTCGGTCAGGATGTATATTACATTCCTCGAACATTAGTGAATCGTGACGATGTACTAAATGAAGATCCAGCATCTAAATTCGATGATGCATATTTAATAGAAGCTTATTTAGAAAACATAGATGGATTTGAAGGACAAGGGGATTTATTCTCCAAGTTTGGTTTAGAAATACGAGACGAAGCAACATTCGTAATCTCTAGAAGACAATGGGAAAAGATCATAGGTATATTCTCTTCTGATCTTGTTAACCCGAGACCACAGGAAGGCGATGTTATATTCCTTCCAATGACCAATTCTTTCTTTGAAATATCTTATGTAGAAGATGATTCGCCATTCTATCAACTATCTAACTTACCTGTATACAGATTAAACTGTTCACTATTCGAATATTCAGACGAAGATTTCGATACAGGCATAGAATCTATAGATCAAAAAACAGGTGCATCAGCTTATCAGGTCACACTGGATTTAGCTATCACAGGTGGCAATCATTACGAAATTGGCGAGCAAGTTACCCAAACGGTTGGCGTAACAGCGGCTGGTTTAGATATAACTGTTAGTGGTGAAGTTCAGAATAGAACTAAAACATCAGATACAGCATCTCAGATTGGAGTTTCTAATATCGAAGTTACAAATAGCGATGGTGTAGCTCGAGAGTTTATCGAATCAAATGCTAACCCATTAAACGGTTCAATCAATAACTATGCTGCTTATGTTACCAAGTTATATGGATTAACAGATACAACTGAAACTTTTGACACCGATGGCGGTGCACAAAATGTTGAATTTGAAAACTTTGCAGATGATTTTATTGACTTCAGTGAAACAAATCCATTTGGCGATCCTTCGGAGACTTACTAATGTTCGGACTTCATTTCTATCACGCAACAATGAGAAAATCAGTAGCAGTGTTTGGTACACTGTTTAATGATATATCTGTTGTAAGAAAAAAGAGCGATGGTTCTATTGTTAACCAAGTACGTGTACCATTAGCATATGGACCTAAACAAAAGTTTCTTGCAAGGCTAGATCAAGAGACAGGGTTTGATGCTCCGATGGGTATTAAATTACCTCGTATGGCTTTTGAAATTACTGGGCTAGAATTAGATGTTGTACAAAAAGGACAAAAAAGAAATAAGATCATAGAGAATCATGGATCAGATGTAACTAAAAAGAAAACATTACAGAATTACACAGCATATAATATTGGTATGCAGCTAAATATTCTTGCAAAGAATCAAGACGACGGATTACAAATAATGGAACAAATACTTCCATTCTTCCAGCCAGAATATACATTAACAATTAAACCAGTAGATGGATTTGATTTAAAACAAGATGTACCGGTTATATTGACTGGGGTAAATATTGATGATCAATACGAAGGTAGCTTTGAAGAAAGAAGAGTATTGATATACACATTAGACTTTACAATGAAAATGAAGTTCTATGGTCCAACAGTGAACCAGGGTGTTATAAGAGAAGTTAATCTTGACTTTGAAAATAGACAAACAGGTGAATTCTTTGAAGGACTTAATTATACTGTTAGACCTTCTGATACTGCAGATAATAAAGTAGTTACTGTAGCTTATGATGAAAACCAATTTGTGGTTGGAGGGGATCAGTTCATATATGACGTAACAGTTGAACCTTACCCAGTGAGTGCTTCAACAGCAGCTGCTTCATCAAACTCTGCTGAATTACAACTTGTGAATACATCAGCATTACAGGTTGGACACGTAGTAAGTGGATCGGGTGTAAGTGGTGCACCGCAGATATCTGCTATTAATTCACCAACTAAAATAACATTAACTACAGCACAGAGCATTGCAAATAATACTAGTTTAACATTTACTGCTAACAAATTTAACTTATTTGCCCAGGTACAACCTACGTTAGCCTTATATAGAGGAAACACTTATATATTCCATCATCCAAGCGGACATCCAATTAGATTTTCAACTATAAATGATGGAACACATGCAGGTGGTGTAGCATATACAACAGGGGTAGTAACAGATACAACTACTACAACTGGTCAGGTAAATGGTGCAGTTAATAATAGTGTTAATGTTACATTAACTGCTTCGAATACAAATATAAAAGTTGGTGATGTAGTTACTGCTACAGGAATTAATACTACCGTGGCTAACATCGATGGTAATGCATTAACCCTCTCTGCTGCACAAAGTATTGCAAATGGTACCACACTAACATTTACAACATCTAGGACATTATTTTCACCAGTGGAAAACACCCCGGAAAATCTGTTCTACTATTGCGCTAACCACGCTAAGATGGGTGGACAGGTAATAGTATTAACATCGTAATGGATATATTATGGACAAAAAAGACAAGCTACAAAAGTCACTAGAGAAAAATCTTCCTGGAATCAAAAAGTCGGAAGTAATTATCGCAGATAAAGAAAAGAAAGATATTAAAGATGATTATGAACTGGCAAGATCCACATATAAAGACTTAATTAATACGGGCATGCGCTCGCTCGACGTACTCGCCGAGCTCGCCCGCGAGAGCGAACACCCGCGGGCGTTCGAAGTTTTAAGTAGAGCTATTAAGGATGTAGCTGATACTACTGATAAACTTATGGAATTACAGAAGAATAAAAAAGCTTTAAACAAAGAAGAAGTTGAAGAAGAAAAGAAACGATTGGTAACTAATAACAATTTATTTGTAGGAAGTACAGCTGATTTACAAAAGATGATATTAGATAAAGATTTTATTGATGCAGAGGATTAAGAATAACGAATTTGGTTATCTAGGTAATCCCAATGTAAAACGGGATGGCGTAGAAACAGAATTCAGTAAGAAGGAAATACAGGAGTACATGAAGTGTATGAAAGATCCTGTATATTTTGCTAAGAAGTATGTTAAGATTATATCTTTAGATGAAGGATTAGTACCATTTAATCTATATCCTTATCAAAAGAAGATGTTTAAACACTTTAATGATAATAGATTTAGTATAGTGTTAGCATGTAGACAGAGTGGTAAAAGTATATCTAGTGTGGTTTATATACTCTGGTATGCAGTATTTCACCCTGAAAAAACTATAGCTATACTTGCGAACAAAGGTGCGGTAGCTAGAGAAATGTTAGCACGTATAACATTGGCTCTAGAAAACTTACCTTTCTTTTTACAGCCAGGAACTAAGGCATTAAATAAAGGTTCATTAGAGTTTAGTAATAATTCTAAGATATTAGCAGCAGCAACCTCTGGAAGTTCTATAAGGGGTTTATCTATTAATTTATTATTTTTAGATGAGTTTGCTTTTATTGATAATGATGCACAATTTTATACATCAACATATCCGGTGGTATCAGCAGGTAAAGATACACAGATTATAATATGTTCAACTGCAAACGGAATAGGTAATGTATACCATAAGCTATGGGAAGGTGCAGTACAAGGAACAAATGATTATAAGCCTTTCAGGATAGATTGGTGGGATGTACCAGGAAGAAATAAGAAATGGCAAAAAGAAACTATTTCAAATACTTCTGAATTACAATTTGAACAAGAATTTGGTAATACTTTTCATGGAAGAGGTAATACATTAATTGATGCTAATTATCTGCTTTCACAAAAAAGTCAAGAACCAGAACTAATAAAAGAAAATGCTTGGATATACGAACAGGCATTAGAAGGTCATGAGTATATAATGACCGTGGATGTTGCAAAAGGAAGAGGACAAGATTATAGTACATTTACTATTATAGATGTAAGTGTAGAACCTTTTAAACAAGTAGCTACTTTTAGAGATAATAATTTATCTCCTATGCTATTTCCTGATGTTATATACAAATATGCTAAGAGTTATAATGATGCATACGTCATTGTAGAATCTAATGACCAAGGCGCAGTAGTTTGTAATGGATTATATTATGATTTAGAATATGAAAATATATTTGTAGAATCATCTGTGAAAGCAAATGCCATTGGTGCTACAATGACTAGACGGGTAAAACGTATTGGATGTTCTACAATAAAAGATTTAATAGAACAGAAAAAACTAGAAATCGTGGATGCTAATACTATAATAGAAATGAGTACATTTGTTTCTAAGGGTAATTCTTTTATGGCTATAGCACCTAACCACGATGACTTAATGATGAATTTAGTTTTATTTGCTTGGTTTACTACAACCGATATATTTAGATCATTAACCGATATTGATATGAAAGATATGTTATATAGGGAAAGATTAGCAGCAATACAAGATGATATGCTTCCTGTTGGTTTCTTAGGTGAGAAATCTGAAGAGCATAAATATACTAAAGACAAAGACGGAAACGTATGGTTCGAGGACGATACGAAATTTATAAACTGGTAATATGAAATTTAAAGACTACATAGATCCTAAACCAACAATTGAATACGAGGATGATCTCGCGGAGAAGGTAGTATTTGAAAAAGACCCTTCCAAGTTACATTGTATTGTTCTTGGGTTAGGTGATGAAGAAGGAACATTCGCCGATATAGTTGGTAAGATAACTAAAAAGCGTGGAATGAAATTTACATTAATAAATGTAGAAGAAGCTTATATATCAAACGCAGATGTAGATTTAGGTTCTGTTGTTTTTCAAAATTATGATGGTGAAGATAGCGAAGTAGAAATATCTAAAGAAAATTCAATTGTATTCGTAAGAGCCGGAGCTATACAAACTTTAGTATCACAGTCTCTGGTATCAACATTAGGTACATACGGTTTCTTTATGGTTAACGATTTAGAATCTATGATGTTATGTGATAACAAAATGTCAAACGTAATTGCTCTAGATCGTAATAATATACCTACACCTAAATCATCTGTTATAACAAATGTTAAATCAATAGAAAGCGCACATAAAAAGATTGGTGGTAAATTTCCAGTAGTTATTAAAACATTAACTGGTACACAAGGTGTTGGTGTTTCTATAGCAGAGAGTAAACAATCATTAGTTTCTGTTTGTCAATCCTTATGGAAATATGAAGCACAGTTATTAATCCAGGAATATTTACCTTTAGAATCAGATATAAGAACATTGGTTGTAAATGGTAGAATATTAGGAGCAGCAGAAAGAGTTAAACAAGATGATAAAGAGTTTAGAAACAATGTCCACTTAGGTGCAAAAACTAGGCCATATAAACTATCGGATGAAGAAAAAGAACTCGTTAAACAGTCCGCACGTGCGACTGGCGCACTATATTGCGGTGTTGATCATTGTAAAGTTGGAAAAAATTATTACATATTAGAGATAAATGGTTCACCTGGTATTCGTTCACACTTTAATGGTTATGATTTAGAAGATGGTAAATCTATAGGAAAAATTAACGATCAGCAGGTATTGGCTAATATAATAGATCATTTTATACACGAATTACATAGGAAACCACTATTTAGAACAGAGTGTGGTTATATAGAAAGAATAACAATCGAAGGGTTAGATCATCCAATACGGGGTAAGTTTGACACTGGAAATGGTACAAATGCTAGTATGCTACATGTAGATAAACTAGAAATAGAAGGCGATACAGCTATATGGGAAAAGAATGGTAATAAATTTAAATCCGAAATAGTAGATGTATCAATAGCTAGGAGATTACCAACAGTCCAGGAAAAAAGACCAGTTATAGAAATGACTGTTAATTTTAATAATAAATCATACCCAAATACAAGGGTTGGTTTAACTACAACTGATTCTGCTTCGGAAATGTTATTAAATAGAGATTTAATGACTACATTTAAAGTTTCAGTTAACCCAAACAGGAGATTTATTCTATCTGATCACGTCGGTAAAGAAGATAGAACCGACACTTAGAATTTCGATAAGTATAAATAAACATATTGAATATAACCGTATTATGAGACATATTAACTAACTCAAAAAGAGGATAAAGCGATGGCATTTCAAGTATCACCAGGCGTTGAGGTCAAAGAGATCGACGCAACTAGCGTGATTCCAGCAGTATCTACCAGTATTGGCGGATTTGCAGGATCATTTAACTGGGGTCCGGTGGGAGAAATCAAAACAGTGGGTTCTGAATCAGAACTAGCTGAGCATTTTGGTACACCAGATGACAGTACAGCTAAGTATTTTCTTACAGCCGCGGCATTCTTAAAGTATGGCAACGCGCTGAAGGTTGTTAGGGTATTATCAGGTCACGATAACGCGACTGCAGATGGTTCCGGACAACTGATTAAGAATAAAGAAGATTATGATAATAACTATGCTAACGGCTCCCTATCAAAGGGAGATTGGGTTGCTAAATATCCAGGAGTTCTAGGAAACAGCTTAAAGGTTTCTGTTATATCGCAAGGTATATCAAACTTTTCAGCTTGGACCTATGCAGGATCTTTTGATTCAGCACCAGGAACATCTGACTATGCAATCTCAATTGGTAAATCGGGCGCAAACGACGAATTACACGTAGCAGTTATTGATGAAGATGGTTTACTAACAGGTACTGCAGGTACAGTGTTAGAAACTTTCGCATATGTATCCCAAGGATCAGATGCTAAGAAGAGTGACGGAACATCCAACTATTACAAAGAGGTTATTAATAATAACTCTAAGTATGTTTGGTGGACAGATCATAACTCTAACTTAGGAGAAGCAGGAAATCTTATTTCCGGCGTACCAGGGGGATCATTTACAGTACACACATCAGCAATGGAAGCTTCATTAGCTGGTGGATCAGACGATAATGCACCAACAGCAGGCGAAATCGCAATAGGTTACGACTTATTCGAAGACGCTGAAACAGTTGATGTTAACTTATTGTTTGCATGTCCAGATGCTAACGGCGCAGAGACAATCGCAGAAGACTTAATCTCTATTGCAACAGCAAGAAAAGATTGTATGGCTTTTGTATCTCCACCGATAGAGGACACAGTAGGAAGTTCAGCTCCAGTAACAGACGTTATGGCGTTTGCAAACGGACTAACTTCTTCTTCATACGCATCTTGCGATAGTTCAGCATTATACGTATACGACAAATATAACGACGTATATAGATATATTGGTGCAGCAGGACACGTAGCAGGTTTATGTGCTAATGCTTCAAACGTAGCAGATGCATGGTTCTCACCAGCTGGTGTAAACCGTGGACAGCTATTAGGAGTAACTAAATTAGCATACAATCCTAAAAAAGCAGATAGAGATACATTGTACAAAGGAAGAGTAAATCCATTGGTTTCTTTCCCAGGACAAGGTATGATGTTATTTGGGGATAAAACTCTACTTAGCAAACCATCTGCATTCGATAGGATTAACGTTCGTAGATTGTTCATAGCACTAGAGAAAGCAATTTCAACAGCTGCTAAGGCACAATTATTTGAATTCAATGATGAGTTCACAAGAGCGAATTTCCGCAATATGGTGGAACCGTTCTTAAGAGACGTTAAAGGAAGACGTGGGGTTACAGATTTCCAAGTAATTTGTGACACTACTAACAATACAGGCGCAGTTATTGATGGTAACAGATTCGTTGCTGATATTTTTATCAAGCCAGCTAGATCTATTAACTTCATTACACTGAATTTCATAGCAACAAGAACAGGCGTCGATTTCTCAGAAATCGCAGGATCATAAGGGGTATAAATCATGGCAATATTAGGCGTAGACGATTTTAAATCTAAACTAGTTGGCGGTGGTGCTCGTTCTAACTTATTTAAAGTTACAATGAATTTCCCAGGCTATGCAAATGGTGATGTAGAACTTACATCATTTATGTGTAAAACTGCTCAATTCCCTGCATCAATTGTAGCACCAATCATGGTACCATTCAGAGGAAGACAACTTCAGATAGCTGGAGATAGAACTTTTGAACCATGGACAGTGACTATTATTAATGATGTTGGTTTTGAGGTACGAAATGCTTTTGAAGCATGGAGTAACGGTATTAACAGTCACAATGCTAATACAGGATTAAGTAATCCAACTGATTATCAAGCAGATGCTATTATAGAGCAACTTGATAAAGAAGGTAACACTACTAAAACTTACGACTTTAGAGGGCTTTGGCCATCTAACGTAGGAGCAATAGACGTTTCATATGAAACTGAAAATGCTATTCAGGAGTTTACTGTTGAATTACAAGTTCAGTATTGGGAAAGTACTGGAACCACTTCCTAAATAGGTTTATAAATATATTAGAAGAGAGGGATTAATTTCCCTCTCCGATGATATAGAGAGAAATATAGTATGGCAGAATTTTTCGGATTCGAAATAAATAGAAAAGGAAAGGACAAAGAAGTTCCTAAAGTTTCCTTTGTACCAAATACAGACGAGGACGGCGCTGGTGTTATTACTAGTGGTGGTCATTTCGGTGCGTATTTGGATATGGATGGCGATAAGGCTAAAAATGAAGTAGATCTTATTATGAAATATCGTGATGTATCATCCCAACCAGAGGCTGATGCAGCAATAGAAGATATTATTAATGAATCAATCGTTGGAGATCATAATGATGTTCCAGTGGATATTGTTTTAGATAAGGTTGAAGCTTCAGACAAGATTAAAAAATTAATTAAAGCAGAGTTTGATACAATATTAGAAATGCTTAACTTTAATAGTTATGCACACGATATATTCAGACGTTGGTATGTAGATGGAAGATTACCATACCACATAATAGTTGATGAAGGTAATGAAAAGTTAGGTATTAAAGAACTTAGATATATTGACCCAACTAAATTAAGAAAAGTAAAAGAGATTGAAGAAGAGGAAGATCCTAAAACAGGAGCTAAACTTATTAAGTCTCAAAAAGAATTTTTTATATTCCAAGATAATGCTCTTGGAAAATATAACCAGGGACTAAAAATTAACCCAGACGCTATAGCATATGCGACATCTGGTATATTAGATAGTTCCAGAAAAAGAATTTTATCATACTTACACAAGGCTATTAAACCAGTCAATCAGTTAAGAATGATGGAAGATTCGTTGGTCATATACAGAATATCACGTGCCCCAGAACGTAGGATATTTTATATTGATGTTGGTAACTTACCAAAAGGTAAGGCAGAAGAATACCTAAGAGGTATTATGAATCAATATAGAAACAAATTGGTATATGATGCTAAGACTGGTGATATCAAAGACGATAAA